CTTTACTACGGGCGAACACCCTGTTGATCTTAAAAATCTTTTCCTTGTTTTCCGGAAGCTCCATCAGGCTTTATTCCTCTTTAAAGGGTTTATGTTAATCACAGACCGGGGATAAACTGCCCCGGTTTCAACCTTAGGGTCTCATCAGTGTGATTACTTACCAAAGTACTGGCACCATGCCCAGGCGTACCCGAGCCCGATACCCATGATAACACAGGCACTCTGCCTCAACCATGCTTGACCTTTACTCCTCATCTTGTAATCCTCCTATTTGCTTTTCAATTTCAACGGCAGCCTTGTTCCGCTCTTTCTTCTTCCACATTCGCCTGACTGCTTGTTTACTCTTGGCTGACCGAGTATAGCTCTTATACTCAGCAGGCCCCTGTACCCTTCCGACTGAACTCTTCCTGGCGAACGTCTGTATGTCTTCTACGTCTCCATGGTCTCCCAGGCCATTCCCTGGAAGACGGGGGATCCCATACGGCTTCATATCTTTCCCCTATGTTATATACGTCAATGCTGTTGCCACCATGTGGTCATAATCACCAGAGGTGGCTTCTTCCTGAAATTTTTTAATGTACTCCGGATCCGCCCCGGCCTCCTTCAACGAGGCATTTACTGCCGCAAGGAGGTGAAAGGCTGTTCCATCCTGGCCAGTAAGGATAACCAGTGGTTTAACCGGGGTTTTACTTGGCATATTTCACCAACCAACCCCCACTGAATGTACTGGGTTCCCCATCACCGACAAACTCAATTTTACAACGGGCCTTTATCCTGAACTCATCCACCCAATGCGTTTTCCCGGTGACCTTGATATTGACTGCAAATTTATATGAACTGTCTGTATTGCTTTCCACCCTGAACTGGCATCCCGGGAACTCGGAATCCCAGAAACCACTATCTGCTTTGAGGCTGGATCCAAGACTCCATTCATCCGGAATGAGGAAATCATGTAATTCTGGGCGTATCTTTACATTTGGAAGTATCATTTCAATTCTCCTTGGATTTGAATCCGTTAATTAAGACTAATCGCTGCAAAAATATTACCAAGCTGCACTTCGGAATATTCCTCGCTTGCTGTTACGGGGCCTCCGCAACCCTGATGGGTTAATACTATTTCAATGGCTTCCTTCATATAAAAAGCATACACTTCGTATGCTTTAACAAGAGTTCTTACTGGGGTGGTGGGTCTAAATATATGCACCTGATATTTATTTATCTTCATTTCAATTCTCCTTGTTTGTGCCCGGTGATTAGCCGGGCTATTGTGACTATCCTTTAGTTAAAATTAAACCGTTCCAATCGCCCCTGTCATGTATGGGGTAAATCCCGAGGCTTTCTATAGTGCCCTTATATTGACGCTCTGCCAAACGTGCTGCCCTCTCAGCTTCGAATGCTGATATTCTGAAAGTTTCGTTGCCTGTGGAACCCTTGATCTTGATCAAGAATTTCATCTTCTTTCTCCTATAGGAACCGGGGTATTTCTACCCCGGCCAGGTTGGTTTATGCCTTTTCTTTTTCCATATCATATAATTCCATGGCGAGCGTCCCGATTAGTTTGATTAGCTCGTCTTTTGAATATTTCTTCAACTCGTCATCTTTCATGTCCATAATTTCCAGGTAGTCTTTTTTCCAGAGTTCGTTTTTCATCGTCTTTCTCCTTCGCTTATGTTATGTTTTTGTTTCGGCCCTTACCCCAGGCCATCATCAGCGGCAACCAATAGTTACCGGACAAAAAATTAAGTTAACTTGCTTGACCATCAGCCTATCTAGTTGACTGTATCCAGGTTAGTATTGGTTTCCCTTAATCCGGCCTTGCCCTAACCTTCTTGGGGTTTCACCGGCCCGAGCGCCTATGGTACTTCTTCTGCCTCGGATGGTCCTACTTAATTATATTTCATTATATATTGTTTCTAAGCATAAGTCAAGGGTTTAAAAGAACTTTTAAACTTTCTTTTAGATTTATTTTTTATTGCATTAATCTAATGATATCATGGAGTTACCCCAAAAAACCTCAAAAACCTGTAAAAACAACATAAAATAAATCTTAGTCTTAATCAAAAAAGATACATATAATTAAACAGACCATTAAAAACAGGAATAAACCGAAATGAAGAAAATGCGAAGAACCCGATTTAACAACAGATCAAAAACAGTAACAGATATACAGACTAAACCACTCCGAAAAACAACAAAGAAAACAACAGAAACAGATATCCCAGAAATAACCGATATAAAAGAGATCTTGTTCGCTACCGAGTACCTAACAGACCTTGATCCTATCGGAGCTGGGTTACGCACAGGTATGATATCTATGCGACTACAAACAAAGATCCAGAAGAAGCAAGCCCAACAGATATTCATGCGTCCCAGTATACAGCAGTATATCAAACAAGGATTACAAGATCGGTTAGCCCGAGTAGGAATAACAGAAGATAAGATTCTCCGAGAAGTCGGAAACATAGCATTCTTTGATATGGCCGATCTATTATCCGATACAGGTGAAATCAAACAGATGCACGATATACCAAAAGAAGTCCGAGCTGCTATCCAGGAGATGGAATACAAGGTAACGTATACACAGATAGACGGGATGAAAATCACAACAGGATCTGTAACTAAAGTTAAGATGTACGATAAACTAAACAGCCTGAAGACCCTACTATCCCAGATAAACGGACAAACCGAGAATAACACCAACGTAAACTATACCCAATACAATATTGGGAATACCACCACCCATAACAAGACAACCAATAACGTAGCCCGTATAGATATGTCTGATTTCTCCGATATAGAATTGAAGGTAATACGTAAGATGAGTGGAAACCAAGACCCATCCGAGTTAATCGAACTACAGGAACTGGAGGCCGCATACTTTGCAAGCCCTACAGCATAGGCTTCCCAAGCACGTCCGATTAAAACGTGTAATGAATGATCCTAACCAACAAACAGCCGAACGTTGCCGACGATCCTTCTTCTTCTTTATGCGGACATTCTGGGATCAGGTATCCACTGATACACCTTCCTGGAACTGGCATATCCCCTACCTATGTGCCCAGTTAATGAAAGAAGCCAACAGAGTCGCAAACAATGAACCCCGACAATTCGATACAATCATAAACATCCCCCCTGGAACAACTAAATCAGTAACCTGTTCTGTTATGTTCCCAGTATGGTGCTGGATTAACTGGCATTGGATCCGATTTATCACCGCATCCTATTCCGGAGCCCTATCCCTGGAGCTCGCCGAATATTCCCGAGATTTAGTACGTAGTCAGAAGTTCAAGCAATTATTCCCTGAAATCGTTATCAAACAAGACAAAGACACCAAATCTAACTTCCGCATTGAAAAACGTGTATTTGATAATGAGGGCCGGGAAATAGAACGCTTACTGGGAGGGAACCGATATTCTACATCAGTAGGGGGAACCCTAACAGGCTTTCATGGTCACATACTAATCGTAGATGATCCATTGAACCCTTCCCAGGCTATATCAGAAATAGAACTCAAATCAGCCAATCACTGGATTGATAACACGTTATCCACAAGAAAGATAAACAAAGCCGTAACTCCGACTATACTAATCATGCAACGTCTACACCAGAACGACCCTACTGGGCACCTACTGGAAAAGAAGAAGGATAAGATATTTCACATATGTCTACCAGGCGAAATAACCAACTACGCCGATAAGGTTCAGCCACCAGCCTTGTTATCCCAATACGTAGACGGCTTGCTTGACCCGAAAAGAATGCCATGGTGCGTTATGAAGGATATGGAATCCGATCTTGGTCAATATGGGTTTGCTGGGCAGATCGGACAGAACCCGACTCCACCCGGAGGGGCTATGTTTAAAGTAGACAATTTCCAGATACTGGATAACCTACCCTCTGTACAAGAAGATATCCTGAATACCGTTGTACTCCAGGTCAGATACTGGGATAAAGCAGGCTCCCAGGGAAAAGGAGCGTATACTGTTGGTGTTAAGATGGCTAAACTAAAATCAGGTAAGTTCATCCTTCTTGATGTTAAACGTGGACAATGGTCTACTGAAAACAGAGAACGCATCATACGTTCCACAGCTGAAGCCGACGGGCCTTCTGTTTTAATCTACCAGGAACAAGAACCCGGATCCGGAGGAAAGGAATCAGCCGAAGCAACAATTATGAACCTGGCAGGCTTTACTTGCTACGCTGATAGACCCACAGGAGATAAGGTATACCGAGCCGATCCCTATTCCGTACAAGTTAACAACGGCAACGTAATCCTCCTCCGATCTGATTGGAACCACGCATATATCGAGGAACACAAGTATTTCCCATTTGGAACATACAAGGATCAAGTGGATGCTTCTTCAGGGGCATTCAATAAACTACGGCAGACACGGGACGCAAACGTCTGGTCTGTCAATTTCGCATAGGAGAACAGAATGACCGATTTTTATCAAAGCATTACGCCATTAAGTTTAGGAACAGGATACGATGAGGTGTTCACGCCTTCGCCTGCTTGGACTGCAATGGAAAAGAAGAGACAGGTATGCCGGGATCTAATGGAAGGCATAGACGCTTTACGGCGTGCCGGAACCACATACCTCCCACAGAAAGCAATGGAAAAGGACGAAGTATATCAAAGACGCCTGGAGAACGCTACATTGTACAATACCTTCAAAGGGGCTGTAGAGGGCCTTGTAGGTAGGGTATATTCCAAACCAGTCGATGTTATAGATGGCCCGGATGCCTTTCAATCATGGTATGAGAACATCGATTTCATGGGCAATAACATTGATATGTTTACCAAGGAGGTCTTTGAAACGGCCTTGGCCGAGGGAATGAGCTTCATCCTGATTGATTACCCATTAAAGAATACTGCAGAAACAATTGCCGACGAAAAGAAATCTAAACTACCCAGACGGCCCTACTGGGTTCATATCAAGCCGCATGAAGTTATCGGCACCCGTGTCTCCACTGAATCCGGAGTTCCCAAGGTACTGCAGATCCGAGTCAGGCAGGTCATCGAGGAGAATGATGGGAAATACGGTGTTCGGCTTATTGAACGTGTCCGTGTATATGAACCTGGGACTTGTCAAGAGTTCTTCCGCAACAAGAATGAAGACAAGCCCGAAGTCTTTTTCAGGGAATTTGATATGGGGATCAAGGATATCATTCCCATCATTCCCATATACACAAACAAGAAAGCCCTATACAGAGCAGAACCGGCTCTGTATGACCTCGCAATTCTTCTGATAAGGTGGTATCAATCCAATTCCACCCAGGATCACATTCTTGATTACGCCAGGTTCCCCATACTGTTCGGCAAGAAGATATTCCATGAAACAGGGAGTGACGTTCCTTTCGGACCCAGTAACATGATTCATTCTACAGATGGTGACGCCGCCCTGGAATACGTGGAACATCAGGGACAAGCTATCAAAGCAGGGGCTGAAAGCTTAACCGATCTTGAAACACGTATGGCTGCTTTATCCCACGAACCCCTACTGACCAGACGTTCCGGAACTGAGACGGCGACCCGATCTGCCATTGATGCTGCCGCTGCTACCTCGGCCTTGCAGGCATGGGCATATCAGTTAAAGGATAGCCTGGAACAGTGTTTAGTCATAACAGCCTTATGGCAGAATGCTGATGCAACTACCGCAGGGAGCATCCAGATCAATACTGACTTTGCACTTAGTATATCTGATACGGATTACACGAACCTCAGAGAACTCCGAAAAGAAGGGGAACTTTCCAGAATGACCCTATGGAATGAACTCAGGCGTAGGGGTCTCCTTGGACCCGAGTTCGACCCAGAGGCTGAAATGGATTACCTACAGCAGGAGGGGGCTGTCCAGGATAACGGCGAGGGGTTACTTACCAAGATGATTGACAAGGGCGTTCTTCCCAAGGAATTGCTGTTCAATGAATTAAAACGCCGTGGAGCCGTGGATCCTGCTTTAGAATGGCCAGAGGTCCAGGTTATGCTTCAACGTGAGAACGTCGGGCCTACCGCCTTATTCGGGGAAATGAATACCCTGAACCAGATGCTTGGCGTCGCCTAAAGATTTCCCCAATGAAAAACAACGTATAGGGGTATAATACAATATGAGTTCACATTTTCTATCTGGATAGTGGTCCCGACACCGTGGACGCCTGATCTGAAATACCAGACCCTCCTTTCGCTGGTTGTATGCAAAGTAAGTCAGGTAGTGATTAACGGGTATGCGGGGAGGAGTTTCAAAGGAGTTATTCCTCCCTTCTTTAACTTAATAGATAACCGAATAGGAGAGTTTATGAAGTGCATCATCAATCAGGAAATGCGTGATTGCGTGTTAATAGAGGATCTGGGTGTTCAAGGAGGCCGACACGTTAAGGCCGTTGAATTTCAGGGTGTCGAATACCTTGTTGAATACATCGGGGGTCGTTGGATGAAGTGCAATCCCAGAATAGAACCCAGAAGCGTCCTAACTGGGCTGCGCAAATGACACCAGATCAGAAAATAGAGTTATACAGAATGGCTCGTGCTACTGCTTGGTCCTATAAACTGCAGCAGTATGATACAGCCGCCTTAATTGATATGAAGCGAACTGTGGATAACGCCTCCGCTGATATTGTCCGACGCTTTGCAAACGGCCTGGGACAGGAGAATGCATATACCAGAACGCATTTTCAGAACAACTTGAAGGAACTGGAACGCCTTTCTTTAGCCCTCCGCAACCAACTTGGGGAACAGTTAGTCTCCAGTACATCCTACATCGGAACCATGGCCCTGAAAGAATGGACTGAAAGCGTCTCTGTTGGAGGGCAATCTCCCATGGTAAATACGGTCGCCCTCTCTCCCGAGCAATTCAAGGCGTTTTTCACGGAGAATCCCCCAATGGGTATCCCTATCCCCCAAGTCATCCAAACCGCCGTAAAACAGGGCGTTCTGGCCCCTGTAGAGGGTGCAATGACCGAGCTTTTACGGGAGGGAGCCCTGACCGGCCAAAGTTACTCCCGAATTGTCGGCACACTTGAGCAAGCATTCACGGATTTCACACGGTCACAGTTAACGACGATTACGAGGACGTTCTTCCAGACAGCAAACACACAAGCCTTTGATGCCGTATACCAAGCTAACCAAGATATCATGGAGGGGAAGATATGGACTAATTCAAATGATAACAGGTGCTGCCTTCTGTGCCTTCCTTTAGGGGAGGTCTTGTACAAGAAGGGGGAGCAGCATCCCAGTATGCCCAGGCATCCCAGATGCCGTTGTACATTTCGTCCTAAGACCGTTTCATACAGAAGCCTGGGCCTTAATATTGACGAAATTGACGAAGTTGCTGCTCCTGTGGTTACCCGAGGGCATCTGAAAGATGGTAAATGGGTTATTCCCCAGGTAGGAACAGGGGGTAGCCGGATAGCATCAGTATCTTTTTACAAAGGAGGAATCAAGGAAGCATTCCCGCATATGACGGAACCGCAACAGTTAGCCATTCTGGGCAAGTCCAGGTATGCACTATATAAATCAGGGAAACTTGCATTGAATGAGTTAGCGGATCCGAAAACAGGGAAGCTGTGGTTGTTATCAGAAATAGATGCGGGGAAACCATGGGAAATTTTGTAATAGATAAAGGTTTGAATATCCCGACATACAGCACTGTATGCACATATTGCAGACACTTGTTGTTGATGGGTAAAGGTCGCAAGTGTAAAGCCTTTCCAGCCGGAATACCTATGGATATATGGATGGGAGACAATAACCACACACAAATCCACCCAGACCAGGAAAACAATATCGTATTTGAACCGATAGGAAAAGAATGAACAAAGTAAATCTAAAACACAGGATCGCCGAAAACGGCAATACGTCTTTTTTTTCGCTTGAAATCAACGGCACACCCTGCATGGTAAAGAGCTACTCCATAGACAGGGGTAGGCCAGGACCAACAACCATAACAGTTTCGCTTTTAGCCAGTACGGATTCAGTTATTGATATCGGACCAGCGGAGCAAGAATGAACAAAGACACCAAAAACCTAATAATTGCCCTGATTCGTGGAATGAAATTTACCATCGGATTACTTGAAAAATTGAGCAGGGGCGAGGCGGTTTAATTGAGTTATTTATTTGATATTTTGTAATAATTTTGATATGATAAAAAAATCAAACCCGGACAGACCATTTGGGGATCTATCCGGGTTCTAACCGCAACTTGTTTCAAAGGAACAAATCATGGGTAAAAATACCATACCTGAAAAAGAATTAAAAATCA